GCAGATGTTCAGCGAGACGCTCTATCCCGCAATGCGCCGCAACATCGAGACGATTGCGCGTCTGTTCGCAGACGAGATGCGCGCAGCGATCGGCGTAACCGTCAACGTCGACGCGCTGCTTGCGGACTGGGCGGAAGAGGCAACGCGGCGGCAAGTTGAGGAGTTGCTCTATCCGTACACGCGCGACTACATCGCCCGCGCGGTCGCGGCGTGGCGGCGGATGCCGGGCGCGGATCGCGCCGAACTCATCCAGATGATAGAACCGGTCGTCGGGGCAAAGCGCGCCGAGACCGTCGCCATCACCGCTGCGACTGAAGCCGCAGCCGCGGGCGTGCGGGCGTACCGCGACGGGTTGCGCGCCGAGCATAATCTGGAGTACGTGATGATCTGGGAGACCGCGAATGATGAGCGCGTCTGCCCGATATGCGGCGCATTGCACGGCAAGCGTGAGGACGAGTGGGGCGGGCGTTCCGGACCGCCCGCGCACCCGCGCTGTCGGTGCGGCGTCAGACTGGAGCGGATCGATGCGGGTTAGCGTCTCTGTCGATCTGGATAACGCATTGCGCAAACTGCTGCCGCGTGCGGCGCGGATCGAAGCCGCGCTTGACGCGGGCGCGACCGCTGCGCACGGTATGATGCAAATCTATCCGCCGCCGCCCGCGGGTTCACGCTACCGGCGAACGGGCAATCTGCGGCAGAAGTTGCGGATCAAGAAACTGTCGAAAACGTCGAGGATCGTCGAAAACACAGCGTCGTATGCGCGGTACGTGTACGGAATGCCGCAAGCGCGCGTGCACCGCGGGCGCTGGGCGTCGCTGAGGGACGCGGCGGAAGCGGCGAAGAAGGAAGCAATCGCGGTGCTGAAGGGGAGGTGAGGAGATGGAGTGGCAGACCGCGCCCGGCGCGGCGCTGAAAGCAATCGAGAGCGGCGACGTTGAAGGGCTGCTGGTGGTGTTCGGCAGTCCCGACGAAACCGACCTCGAAAACGAGTTCTTCACGCGGGAAACCGACTTCGGGCGACTGCGCGAAACTCCGATCTGGCTCAACCACGCGCAGCCGGTGAAAACGGCGAGCGGGGTTATTCTCATCGAAGAGCCGATCGGCTACGGCGCGTTGGAGGTCACCGATGAGGGGGTGATCATTCGCGGGCTGCTCGATGCGAAATACCGCTACCTCGCCCAGATTGCGGACGAGTTGGGCTGGTCGAGCGGGACGGCTGCACACCTCGTGGTGCGCCAGCCGGTCGGGAAAGCGCTCCACATCAAACGCTGGCTGCTGGGGCTGGATGCGAGCATCACGCCGACGCCCGCAGAGCCGCGTACAATGTTGAGGAATGTCTATCGGTTAGTCATCAAGTGAAGGAGGAGAAGGAGAAGATGACGGAAATCGTAATGAACCAGTCGGAACTCGCTGCCGAGATCGCTGCGCGGCTGCGTGACGAGGTGGCGGCGGCGGTCAAGGCGCAGAGCGTCGGCGTGGCGACAACACCCGTCGCCGAAGGCGAGGGTTCGTTCGGCGACTTCTTGAAGTGCGTTGCAACCGGCGATACCCGACGCTTGCGCGAGGTCTACAAAAGCGCGAAGGCGTTGGACGAAACCACCGGCGCGGGCGGCGGCTTTCTGGTGCCGACGCAGTTCGAGGAACGCATCCGCGCCGTCGGCGCGCCGATGCTGTTTGATCAACTCGTCGCCGCCGGTCGCGGTCCGTTGATGCTGCGCACCAACGCTGCGGAACTAGCGCTGCCGGTGCTCGAACAAGACCAAGCGCCGAACGTCGAGAGCAGCGCGCTGGTGGGCGGCGTGCGGCTGGTCTGGCGCGAACAGAGCGCAGACGTTGCGGAAAGCGAACCGCGCTTCGAGCAGCGCATCTTCCGCCCGCACGCGGCAGACGCCTACGTTGCGGCGTCAACCGAACTGATCTCCGACGCGCCGCAGGCGTTGGAAGACACGCTTGTTACGCTGTTCGGACGCGCGTATGCAGTACTCAGGGCGCGCGTGATGCTGCGCGGCACCGGCGTCGGTCAACCGCGCGGGATCGTTGGGCACCCGGCGGCGATCAGCGTTGCCCGCTCCACCACCGGCACGCAAGTCGAGCGGGACACCGATACGATTCTCGCAATGATCCAGCGCTTGTTGCCCGGCAGCGCTACCGCGGTGTGGATCGCCCATCCGTTCTGGAGGGCGCGGTTGATGGCGACGCGGCTTGCGGAAACGCTGCTCTATACCGTCAACGGGCAGTCGCTGGTGTACGGCGATACGCTGGCGGGCATCCCGATTGCCTACAGCGAACACCTGCCGGCGGTAACCGGCGCGGGATCGCTCATCCTCGCCGATCTGTCGTACTACGCAATGGTGGAGCGCGCGGGGTTCAGCGTCGCGTTCAGCGAACACGTGCGATTTTTGAAGCGTCAATCCGTCTGGCTGTTCGGCGTGCGGATCGACGGCGCGCCGCTCGTCAACGCGCCGCTGATCCTCGCCGACGGCGCGGGCAACAACACCGTTAGCCCGTTCGTTGAGATCGCAGCCGGGCAGTAGTAAGCAAGGGCGTCACAACACGCTATAGAAATAAAAGAAGATGCTGTGTTGTGACACTGCTGATGACGCCGGCGGCGGGGGAGTACTACGTTTGGGTGAGGCGGACTGTCACAACACAGTATAGAAATAAAAGAAGATGCTGTGTTGTGACACTGCTGCTAGACCAACGGAGGGCGCGGGCGTCACAACAGTCGGGCGCTGTCACAACACATCATATAAATAAAAGAAGATGATGTGTTGTGGCGGCGACGGGATACGGATCAACGGTTGAATAGACGACGGGCGTTGTCACAACACTGTATAGAAAGAAAAGAAGATGCTGTGTTGTGACGGCGCACTAGAGGAGGAGCATACGATGCTTGTTCAGGAGACCATTCAGCCGCTGCTGCGCTACTTCAACGCGAACGTAACAGCGCCTGCGGACACGTCGGTTATCAGCATCGCAAACGCGCAGGCGGTGCGTATCGTTGCACACACCGGGACGGTGACCGACTCCGCGTCGTTGCAGGTGCACGTCAACACAACGAACAGCACGAACGGCGCGACGCAGATGACGGATAAAACAATCACATCACTGGCGGCGAACTCGACGTATGAGATTTTCGTGACCGGCGCGGAAGCGTATGCGGCGATGACGCACGCTTCGTATATGTTCGTTCGCATCGCCGGAACGGGAACGGCGCAGATCGCAATCGAGATTTCCGCGTTCCCGGCGCGCGACGTTCCCGCGTCGCTGCCGTCCGGCTGGACGCGCGTGCTGTGAGGTGACGGATGTACGCGACGTTGGCGCAGTTGAGGGAATACCTTAGCGTCACAACAACTGTTGATGACGCGCTGCTGACCGATCTGCTCACACGCGCAACCGCGATCATCGAGCAGACGACGCGCAAGACCTTCGCTGCGCCTGCGGCGACATCACGGCAGTTCGGGCGCGAATTGATGTTGTGGGACGCGCAGTTGAAGCGGGATTATCTGCTGCTGCCGTCCGGCGTCTATATTGCGTTGTTGGTGAGCGCGACCGACGGCGACGGTGATGCGATCCCGCCGACGGAAATCGACACGCACCCGTCCGACGCGCCGTACACCGTCCTCGCACGGCGTGATAAGCGCTGGTGCGGCGCGTCGCAGCAAGCGACGATTACCGCGCGCTGGGGATACAGCATCAACCCGCCGGCGGATATTGTGCACGCGACGATCCGGCTGGCGGCGTGGATGTACCGGCAGCGCGGGACGGCGAACGATCCGGATCGCCCGACGGTGGCGGACGGCGGGCTGGTGCTGCTGCCGTCGGCGCTGCCGGACGATGTACGCGCGATATTGGAGCGCTACCGCGATGTCGTATAACGCCGTCATTGACATTCTCAAGATGCTGTCCGATCTGGAGGTGCAGTACAACAACGCTGTTGTTCCGGTTTGGTATCTCTCCACGCAGGCGAACTGGTTGGACGCAGCGCAACTTCCGGTTCGGATTA